CAAATTTGTTGTTCGATCAAGTAATCTAAATTATCTGGCACTTCCACATTGTTATTTTTCATGTCACTGGCAACTTTGTTGGAGAATTGTCTGCCATAAGTCATCTCCATTCCATTGACACGATATTTAGTTCCCTTGTCATCGCTGTACTCATACCAGAGTCCACTTGGGATCGGCCCGTTTTTATCCTTTAGTCTCATGTAGCTCAAATGATTTGCATTCTTTTTATATTTTTGTCAATAGTTAATCCACATGGAATATAACGGATTGGTTTTGGATGCACCAAAAGACACAACATATGGCATCCCATATTTAGAGACTGTTCCACAGTTTGTTCGTGAGCTTTCTTGCTATGCATTAACCCGTGGAGAGTTTGGAAGGATACAAAGGATTAAACGAGGCATTAGAATTGAGGATACTGACCTTAAAAATCCTGCTCAACATATGGTTAATTGCTTTAACCTTATTTATGGCAACGATGTGTTACTCCATTCGCAAGGAATCCCGAATAATTATGCCCTAGACATCATTGATTTGTTCTGCAACGAGAATGATTGGGGAATTGCAGGGTGTGCATCCAGCGGAAAGACGTTTTCTGTGGCGGCTTGTATCGTGATGGATTGGATTTCAGCTCCCACAGTCACCTCAACATATGTTGCATCTACCTCTTTGGATGCATCTGAAGACCGTTTGTGGGGTAAAGTTTGCACCCTTTACAGGACGGCAATGCGTAATATTCAAACCCAATACAAGACTGCAACCATTGGAAATCTGGTTGAGTACCGAAGAATGATTGTTTTTGAGTCGATTGATACTCGTGATACGGAACGAGACTATACAAATGCCATCAAAGCAGTTGCTTTTCCAAAAGGAGGCGAAGGTCAAAAAGCGGTTGATAATATGCGGGGTAGGAAAAACGAACGAGTGAGAGTTTTTTTAGATGAATTGGCAGAAATGGATCTGTATTGCCTCAATGTGCGATCAAATTTTACCGCAGGAAACGATGATGTTTTGTTTGGAGGCATGGCAAACCCATCAAATACGGCAAATAACCCACATACGGAGCTATGCGAACCCGATGATCCTATGGGATGGGAGTCTGTGAATAGGTACACCAAGAGATGGAAAACCCGTACAGGGGTTGCCTTGCACCTTTCTGGAGAAGAAAGTCCAAATCTTCAAGCTCCAGATGCAGAAATACCTCCTTTTAAGAACTTTCTGACTTATAAAAAAATGGAGGCAACATTAAAAATATGCTATGGCAATAAAAATGCCCTAGAATATTGGCGAAATGTTTATGGTTGGTGGCCCGATAACTCTGTAGAACTTACAATTTTATCAAAAGCATTCATTGCTGGATGCGATTTGAACTTTGAACCCGTTTGGAGTGGCAGAACTAGGGTTGTTTGCGGATTTGACCCTGCATTTACTGCTGGTGGAGATAGATGTGCGGCATCTTTTTGTCGATTAGGTCAAAATGATACTGGTCGTAACGTAGGTTTCTATCTCGGAACTAGAGAATATGAGTCTAGCGTAGGTGATGTCTTTGAAGAATCCATAGCAATGCAGTTGGTAAAGGATTGTATTGAGTTCGGTGTACATCCACGGGACTTTGGATTGGATATATCTGGTGATGGTGGAAAGATGATGAGAGCAATCATCATTGAATGGAGCAAATTCCATCCAGAGGCTATGTTTGTATTCCCGATTTCCTCGATGGGTATGCCAACAGAGCGTAGGATCAGCAATCTTGATAAGCGTACTTGCAAAGAAGCATACGATAGATTGGTTACTGAATATTGGTTTGCTGTTCACACGGCATTCTCCACCAGATCATTGGTTGGTATTGACGTAGATGCCCATTCCAAGGTCGTAAACGAGCTTTGTAGTCGCCTTTATTACCACAAGGGAAGAAAGGTGGCAGTCGAGAAGAAACTCGACATGAAGCATCGTTTGAAGAAGTCACCCGATTTGGCTGACTCATTGACCTATGCTGTCCAGATGCTCCGCAGGGCAGGACTTGAATTTGCGTTTGAGGAAGAGACAGTTTCTTTAGACATCCAGGAAATCAGCGATTGGGAAAACCGATTGATCCATAGCAAAGGAACTACCCAAGAAAAAATTGAGGATGATGAATGGGGATATGGTGGCAAAGGGACGGATGAAGATGGGTTCTAAAAAATAACCCCATCCCCTGTGCGTACAAGGAATGGGGTTAAAAAGATACCCAACAATTTGAATATGGTGTTGACATATCAAAACAGCAAGCATATTTTCACAAAAGATACCCAACATCGAAATCCTCGCTGGATCGGTGTTGAGACATACACATGAGAGGGAGTCTAATGCTGACGCACCCAATCTAGGCGAGAACACCAAAGGTTTCTACCCTTGAAGATTTTGCGGGGTAGTTTGATAAGAGTGTGACGACATGGGAGCTTGAGCAGTTTACAGCCTCATTCCTTCTGCAATTCCATGTTCCAGTAATGGTGTGCTAATGATCCTTTCCGACGGTATGTGGAAGTAAATGGCATAGTTTAGCCTGTAATGGGCGAACTATGTCTTGAAGCCTTCCTCTGGTGTTGGAAGCATATACCATTGACTCTGATTTATATGTAGTTCATACTCCGCTATCCTATGAAGTTTTCTCCCCAAGAATTTAGAAACGGTTCAATCATCCCATCTGTTCTCAATGGAAAAGTCGATTCTTCCGTCTCTAGCCTCATAGGTAAATCAGAAGTTACTTCATTCGGTGGCGGTCAATACAAGCGGAAACCAAATTTCCTCATGTGTCCCCCAAAATACTTGTCTACGGCTATCCCGAACAACAAGTTTATGAAGGGTCAGAAAATTGATACTGAACGTGCCATGCGTCAGTACGCTCGTATCAAGAGACTCATTACTGCTCTCGGTGTTAAAGTCATTGAACTTCCTCCTACCAAAGGGGCACAAGATCAGCACTTTGTTGCTAACCTTGGACTCTCGGTAGATCCGTTTATTTTCCTAGCCAAGATGTCTGCCCCTGGTCGAACCATCGAAGAGGAACCTGGTCGTAGGTTCTTTGAGAAGATGGGTTATACAGTTCTCCAACCTCCTCACTATTGGGAAGGCGAAGCTGAAACAAAACACTGGAAAGACAAAACGTATTTTGGCGGCTATGGAAAATTCTCCGATTGGAAAGCCCAAGAATGGATTTCCAAAAAGGGTGGTATCGAAATCATACCTATGCGAATGGTGAGTGATGATCTCTACCACTTGGATTGCTGTATCCATGTCCTAGACAAAGAGAACTTGATGGTTTGTCGTAGTGGCATTGATTCGGAATCATTTAAGAGACTAGAAAAACTTGCCAATATCATTGTTGTTCCAAAAGAGATGGAAGCAACTGGTGCTACCAATCTGATCCGTATCCCTGACAAAAACATTGTGATCAGTGGTATGTTCCAACCAGAGTATGGTCAGTATCGTAACTCAATGGAATGGATGCTTACTACAATGGACAAATTCAACAACTCTGTTATTTTTGCTGACATTGATGAAGCTGATAAAAACGGAGCCGATTGTTCATGCCAAGTAATGCACATGACTTTCTAAAATCTCTTTGGAGATGGTTGGTTGGTAGGATTGCTTTTATCAATGGGTATTGTCCAGAGTGTCTAACTGACTTAAAAGATTGTAATAAAAGTCCTTGTCATGTCTGTAATGTTCTGGGCTACATAAGGCCGAATCGGGTATGGACTAGATTTAAGACATGAATAAAACAACCACATCACCCAATGCCAAAACAAACGTCTCCACAATGCGAGAATCAAGAGTCAGTTACGGTACAAAAAAAACAAAGCGTAAGCCAAAGAAATAATATGAATGCTGAACAAGATGCTTTTGAAATATGGAGCAAAGCTGGTTCAGCAGGATTAGAGAAATATCGTAAAGGCCAAGCAGAACACAGAACAGATTTCTGGACTGCTGGTGCAGGATGGTATGCACAAAACTTGCGAGATGAACAGTTGGATCTAATTAGCTATCTCCATCACCTAATTGAAAGAATAGATTCCATGCAAGTATTGGCAGAGATGATGGAAAATGAGGATGTCTCACTACGAGATGCCGCAACAATACTCAAACAATTGACATCCAGTAATCCCCCCAACAAGGCTTGTCACCAATCTAATGACTAAAAAACAAAAGCCAGTTGGAGCCGTAATTGTCTCTGACCTTCATTGCGGTTCCACGGTTGGTCTTTGGCCTGATGGACATGAAACATCCACGGGTAACAAAATTGGATTAGGCAATAATCTCCACCAGCAATGGCTATGGCAATGCTGGCAAGACAAAGATGAGAAGATTAAAACTCACTTCAAAGGTAAGCCATTTGCCTTAATCATCAATGGTGATTGTATCGAAGGTAGGCATCATGGATCATCTGAAATCGTTGCCGCATTAAACCTAGATCATACCCTGGCCGCTATTGAGTGTCTACGTCCTCTAGCAAAATTAGCCTGTGCAGTTTACATGACTGCTGGAACCGAGTGTCACGTTGGTGATTGGGAAAAGATGATCGCCAAAGAAATAGGTGCTACTTGGCTAGGTGACAAAGGATTACTAGAAATCAATGGTACACTCATTGATATTGCCCACCATATGCCGACAAGTTCTAGGGCATACCTTGAGGCTGGAGCAATGTCTATAACAATGGGCAATGCCAGACAGAATTACTCCCGTGTTGGTCATAGGGTTCCAAAAATATATCTACGAGGCCATAGGCACACGGGAGGAATCTTTAATGATGGTGCTGGAATATTCATGGTGACACCAGCTTGGCAGTTACTTACAAGATATGCCCACAAAGTTGTAGGAGATGCGATATGCCGTCCAGGTGTGGGAATACTGGATTGGAGTGGATGTGACAAAGGAGAACTACCAGCAACCAAAATCATTTCGTATGAACCGAAAGAAAATACACCCATCAGAAGCTGATCTACGAGAGAGCATTATTAAATGTGCGGTTGATCTAATCAACACACCTACAAGAGATGAAGTATCTTATGGTGAATGGTTTTCTGTTAAAGACCTTGCAGGAAAAGTAACCTTTGGAAAAGATGCTATCCGTAGGAAATTAAGAAAACGAGTGGAATTGGGAGAGGTGGAAGAAAAGATCCAAAAGTGTAGGGTAGGTAATGCAGTCGTATCGTTAAGTCTATTCCGAATAATTCCCCAAGATGAAATTGCCCGTCCGTATTAAGTTGGAAGACAAAAAGCTAGGTAGGGAACGTAACGATGGTCAGGCTATCTTTGCAGATAAAAAGATAGAAATAGATCCACGCCTATCTACCAAATCCAGACTCAATATAGTTTTACACGAAGGGATACACATCCTTGACCCTAACCTTCCAGAACTGAAAGTTAGAGCCTACGCAAATCGTCTATCCGATCTCCTGTGGCGTGACCGCTGGAGACGAATAGAGAAATAATTAGGCGTATTCTAAAATACCCTTGGAATGATGTGCAATAAGTTGGAGGATAGCCTTCCCCTCTTCAGTAGCAACATGACCCGTCCCTTGGCACTTCCAGCAGGGTTCCCCCAAACCTTCATCGTACCAATCGGTTCCTGTACCACCGCACTCATCACACGCCTTCTCAAGAGCATTCTTGTTGAATAGGTGTTTCATAGAATCTCACCACTAGACGAATTTTTTCTAAACACAAGACTTTTTTTATTTATAAATGAAACAACAAAAAGAAGCGTATGAGAAAGCCAAAGAATTGGCACTGAAGGGTGAAGACTTCAGTATCCTGGTAGGCATCATAGATCCAGAACAAAGGATGAGGCTCCGAGCATTCGTTTTGAACTTGCCAGAGGAGTTAGCAAAGAAGACAATCTACGGAAGAGTACAACTCTCACAGCAACCAGTAACCAAGAAATCCAGAGGCAGACCACGCAAATTATAGGGAGTTTAGGAAATTTAGGGAGTTTACAAATGTTTGACACTTTTTGATAAATGCATAGGATTTGTATCAATAGAACTCATCAAGCCTCTACTAGTTATCAAAACACATTAATGTGGCACTAGCTAGAAAGCTCAAACAGATGAGTCTTATTTCGGGGGAGGCATTGAGGGGGGTTTTATCAACTTATAGCGTCATGCGTATCCGTTCTGGGTGTTGATAGAATTTAGCGACCTGAACCTCCTCCGACCTTTTTTTCTTGTCATTGAATCAGCTTGGGTTTTTGATTGAGCTTCATGAATACATCAACCACCAACACCACACCAACTCCTAGGACGGATGAGTCTTGCGAGGCAATGGGCTTAAAAGCCTTTGTAGTGCCAGTAGAAATCTCCCGCCAGCTAGAGCGCGAACTCGCCGAGAAATCCAACGAAGTCGAGAGGCTCCGTGAGGAAAACTCCGAACTAAAACAAGGAAAGGTCTTTGTCGATCCCAAGTGGATCTACGACCTAGAAACCCAATTAGCCAAAGCCCATGAAGAACTCTGCCAAGCAGGGTTGAGGGAATACGGCAACTAACAGAGTAATCTGTTAAAAAAACCGCTACATATTTTTAACAGCTACCACTCAAAAGTAGTGTTCCTGCTTACTACACAGGAGTAGTGTAGTGATCACGCTACATATCCCTCAATTGTGTAGCAGATCGTAGACATCTGTAAAATGTTCATGATCGCAGACACCTGATTATTCACCGCATTATACCTGATTGGGTATTATTCATGAGTTATAAATCACAATTATCACCGCAAGGGTATATTGTCATGTCGATTAATCTTTGTTTTCTGTACATGAGCGTATGCATATGTACACAACATAAACATAAGAACCCCCTTTTGCACTTGCTCACAGACAGAGGTGTGGGGGCAAAATTCTTATAGTCCCTTAATCATATCCCTATCCCAATCCGATAGCCTAGAATCTTCTATCTTCTCCTTCAATGCCTTGCTCAATCTCTCCCTCTCCAATTTCATGCCACCATACCCACCAGGCGAACTATCCGAATCCAACTCCAACTCATTAGCCAGACTCCTCAATAGCATTATGCTCGGCCTATTCCTATCACTAGGTGGGTATCTCAATGTCATTGGCTTATAGTTATACTAGATGCTATTCCATCGTCAAGGTAAGGTTTTTTGAGTAAATGCTCAATGTCGGAAAAATTAACATTCCTTGCTTCTCTCCCATCAGGCAATACATCTTTTTTGTTCATATTTTCTTTACCCCAAAGAGGCTGAAGGTTTGTATAATGATTCAATCTCATTATCTCTTCTTCTGTTTTTGCAACAGCTAAAGGAATAATATGATCAATGTGCCATCCATGCATTCCCCTATTATTCCAATTCATCCCATCAGTAAATTTAGATTCTATATATTT